CTATATTGACAATTGTAAAGGACTCATATCCATAGGCTTCTGAATTATATCCTTTGGCAGTCGATCCAATACCAACACTAATATTTTCAATTAAAATTTTATCTCCAATTGCAAAGGGGAAATCTGTGGCATTACTAAAACTGGATCCAAGTGTTACGACAACATCTTTACTTGCAGAAATAAATCTAATCGTACTGATTCCAACACCATTACTATTGTTTATTGGAAAAACTATTGAAGTTTCTTTATTGACAGATCTTGAATTTTTTAGAATAGAAACTTGAGTATCTCCAAGATTATATTCTAAATCAACACCTTGATCAATTTCTCTTGTTAAACGATCAATAACAATTAAGTCTGGTGCTACAATATAGTTTCTTCCAACTGAAGTAACTCCTATGGATTTAATTGAAAATAAATTGTTTACTTCTAAAATTTCTGGAATTTTTGCTGTTGGCCTTAAACTTAAATCTGAAGGATAGTCAAATCCAATATCTTGAATTTCAACTCTATTAATAGACCCAATACCAGTGCCATATGGAACTAAAACTGCATTTGTTCCAATACCTGTTGTTATTGATTTAATATATGGAAGAGTTCTATATGATAAACCTTTTGATTTTAATTTTGTTTGATGAATTGGACCATAAGCAGTTCCGGATGTAGTTTGATATTTCAATTCCCCATTGGAGGATGAATAACTTGATGCCTCTGGATAACTTAAAATTGTATATGCAAATTGAGTAGATGATGTAGAAACAATCTCATAGGTTCCAGAATATAAACTTGTTACAACTCCAGGAAGAACTGAAACTTTAACAGAATCTCCTATTTCAAGTCCATGAGTTGCAGCAAGAGAAACTGTGACTAAATTTCTAGTCGTTGTTCCTTTTAAAGTATTTTGATAGTTTGTAGTAAAACTATGAGAGTTTCCAGTTCCAACATTTGTGAAATAAAGTAAAGAAGCAGTTGTTGCAATTCCCACAAAAGAACCGGTAGTTCCAAGTCCAACTTTAATTGTTGATATACCAATTAAATTATCTCCAAGTCTTGCAACATAAACGGAAGAATTATTTGAAAGTTGATAACTTGATACTCCATCTGTAGATATTGAAACTGCAGTTCCACCATTGTCAGCATATATCAATTCTGTTCCAGTTTCCAAACCATGTTTTGGTATCCATAAAGCTCTGGTTGGAATATTAATTTGAGTTATTCCAGCTCCAGGATTTGTAAAACTTAAACTATATCCTATTCCAGGACCAGCAATTGTTCCCAATCCAACAGTTTCTTTAGGATCAAAATATATTTGCTTGTTTAATTGTAAATTAAATGTAGAAGTCGAAATTCCAAATGCCAATTCAAATCGTCTGGTTCTTTCGGTAATTGCTACTCCAGCAGCAATTGTTGTCATACCTTGCGTTTGATTATAACTGCGTAAAACTCTAACTCTTGATGAGAGAGTATCTACGTTAAGAATTTTTACTTGTTCTCCAAGAATTTGGTATATGTCGTTTTCTTTTACAACATTCAAATTGCCATTTACATTGAAGTATGTTACAATTCCGGTATATCCTGTAGAACCAACTCCAGTAGATAATAACAACTCATTAATAACTACTTTTATTTTTCCACTGGTGCTAATTCCAGTTGATGTAAAACTTACCAAGTCATTATTATTGTAAGTATGTGGATTAGTTGTATATCCAATGAACTGCTTTCCATTAGATACGGGAATCATTTGAACTCCTTCAATTACAGAAGTTGCAATTCCAACATTGTTTACTTCTTTTCCTTCAAGGAAAGAAACTTCTGCCGAAATGCCAAAACCACCAGTTCCAGTATTATCAAAAACAATTTGATCACCAACTTGATAGTTTGTCCCTCCAGTTACGATACCAATAGAATCAATTCCAGATCTTGTTGTATTTTTTACAATCGATAATTGCTTTTTAATTTTATTTGAGTCTATGGCAAAATCATAATAACTTCTAGCGTTAGTAAAGTGATATGGATATGTGTTTCTACTCCAACCTTGAGCATTTATATCAATTTCATCTTGATTTGATGAAGCCAAATAATTAAACGCTATTGGTTTTGATTTATAAGTGTTTCCAATAATATATGGGAACACTGGTCTTCTAAATGATGCAAATGGCCCAGTGGAATCATTTATAGAATTTATAGTAGCAAAATAGGCATAGACTCCATCTGGAAATTCAGGAGTTGGTCCAAATTTTCCATTGTGTTCATCTAAATCTCCACTGTTTGTAAAAATATAATCTTCAACGAAATATCCGGAAGGATATAATAAAGTGCTTGGTCTATCTGGACTTAATGATATAGTATATCCAGAAACCATTCTCTTAACAATACCAGAGGAATCAAATCCATATGGTCCATAAATTGGATTTCCATCAAATGCCCAACCAATAATAGGAGAGTGTGTGGATGATTCAATTTCAGCTCCTGCAGAAGTTTGTAAGTCTGATACAAAAATTGGAGTTTCTGCAATAAATTGTGTTGCAAGTGAAGAGATTCTTAAAGATCTTGCGGCATATGAATGGGTATACTGAAGTCCATAAGAATCTTTCAATGATCTTTGAAGAATTCCATCATCGGATGGTATTTGATTTGATTGTAATAATCTTTGTACCGTATCAACTCTCCAAGATGTTAAAGATGCTTCAAATAATGCTCCTGCTCCAGCAGGTATAACATCAATATCCGTTCCTTCAGAATATCCGTTTCCTTCAAATATAACTTTTACTTCAACTAATTGACCATTATTAATAATTGGTGTAAGAACAGCACCAGATCCAGTAGTGCTATTAATAACCAAATTTGGAGGAGAATTATAACCGCTTCCATTATTGGTTACAAAAACTTGTTTGATTTTTCCATCAGATACAACCGTTACCAACTGAGCTCCAGATCCACTGTTTAAAGTGAATGTTGGTTGTCTTTGATAATTTAAGATTTCTTCATCACCATATTCAGATCCAGCAGAAATAATAGAAACTGAGGTGATTTCTCCTCTAAAAATCGGTTTTAAAACTGCATTGAAATTTTGTCCTGTTAAGGTTGAAACACCAATTCTACCTTTAATTGTTAATTGAATAGATGATCCACTACTTACATATCCAGTGCCACTCTCTATTACTGATACTGATCCAATTTTCTTTTTCTTATTTACTGATAAAAATCTATGATTTCCAGTTCCAAAAGAGGATAAATTAATTGTGTTAATACCTACAGAAGCATCTGTCAAAGTATTATGCAATTTAATTGTTGTCCCGTTTTGAACGGAAACATAATATTTTGCTCCGGTTGTAATACCGCCGACATTACTTTCTCCTTGAGTATCATAAATGACTTCTTCAGAGTCTCTAAATTTATGAAAAGTTCCAAACCCAATAGTATCATTTATGGTATTGACTTGTGAAGAAGAGGCAGATGAATTAAATGTTGCAGAGTGATCAAATTCTATTAGATTTGGTTTTACGATTGCACCTGTTCCTCCACCACCAGTAATAGTGATAATTGGATCTTCTAGATAATCAAAACCCGGATCAACAATATCAACTCGATTTAATGCACCAGTTACTGTGCAAATTGCAACAGCTCCAGTTCCCAAATCATCGGAAATTGTTAAAACTGGTGGACTCATTAGATCGTATCCAGATCCTGGAGAAGTCGGTATTATTCTTAAAATCGAACCATAATAAATTAAATCGCTTGACTTATAATTTGATAATTCTACACCATTAACAAAAATTCCCGTATGTCCTTCCGTTTCATATTCCAATCCATCATTAATTGGGGTTGATAATTTTCGAATAAGTTTTTGTGGTTTTACTCTTTCAAGATTTAAAGATCTATCAGAAAATTCAAAGAAGAAAAATTTATTATTAGTAACTGTTCCTGTTATTGAAATATAATTTTGAGTGTAAATATTTTGACGACTTCTTGCAAGAGATATCGTTGTAGAATTAATTCTCTTTACAAAATAAATCCCTTTAATCAAATCTAATTTATTTGAACTATCAGTAGGATTATAAACAATCGCATCACCAGTTAATAGTCCATGAGTTCCAATTACTAATTGAGTTCCAGAAAAAGTTCCAGAAAAAGTAATTGTACGATCAGTAATTGTTAATGGTCTATTAAAATATGTTGGTAAAGAATTTGCAGCTAAATATAACGAATCATGTAAATCTGTGTAAATGTTTTGAATATTAGAAGAAAATCTTTCGATTTCAGCATAATTTGTTGTAGATACCTTTGAAATATTTTTTCTGACAGTATAAAAAGAATTTGCGCTTAATTGGCCCTGCCCAGAAATATTAAATGAAGTTTTATTATCAAATCCAGAAACATTGGAAGTAAAAATTGAAGTAATATTTTCTGGAATTATACTTCCATAAAACTCTCTACTATCTGAAGAAATAAGTGTAATTGAATCACCAATTACAAAATCGTGCTCGTCAAAAAGATTTACCTTATACGTAAAATTTGAAATATCAAGTAATTCTAAACTTTTAACATCATACCGTGCGGATACATTAAAAAACCAATTATTTGCTTTAGGTGAATCTAGTTTTGATCCTAATGTTTTAATTTGAATTGCATCATTTTTTTCTTGATAATAATTATCATCTAAAATTTGCAAATCTGACAATACGCCAGTGATTCTAACTTTCACCACATTATCTGTTGAAATACCAACCATTCCATAAGCATATGCGTCAAGAGCAATTTCTTGAGATGCTGAGAGTTCTGAAGTTACTCCAGAGCACCCTAAAAATTGATTGAGTGTTTTTTCACTATAAGTAATCGAAATTGTGGTATCATCTGCAACCAATGCTATTAATGTTCCAGATTCTGGGAATCCTACGGTAGAATCCACATCAAGTGTTGTAACACCAATTCCTGCAGTTGTTACTATTTGTGTTTTTGGATGAATTGCAAATTCTCCAAAATTATAATCAGAAACGTTAACATCTTTTTCTTGATCATAATCAAGACTAATAATATAATATTCTCTTTCACCTCTAAGTATTCTTTCTACTTTTGAAATTGTTCTTTTAGCTCCAGCAATAAAATCTGTTTTGTCTTGAATCAAAGTTGATCCAGAGAGACTCATAGGATCACCAGAAATTGCCTCGACAACATGATCTTTGGTGATATAGTATTGGGCATCCGATGGTTGAATTAAATAATCTCTTGGTTTAATTACAGATACAGATTCCCCATAAAGAGCTGAGAAAAGAATTTTAAAAGACTTATCAGATCCCTTGGAAGAATAAAAATCTTTTATACGAGTAATAAAAAAGGATTCGTTTAATTCTGAATATAATTCTCTGACTTCAAATCCAGGAGCAACTTGATTTTTAACTTTTGTAAAAAATTCTTTTAGGAAAAGAACACTTAAATTTGTAACAGTTTCTCCAGAAGAATGCTCTGCTACTTCAGAATCTGAAAAAACAAGTTGATCATAATTTGCAGGATCTTGATATGATGTAGTTCCTACAAATCCTCGAATACAATTAACAAATGTTGTTGATGTTTTTGATTCATATGTGATGATCTCATTATTAATTAAAAGTAATCCATATGAATCAGGAAATCCACTTGTAGAATCAACGGATATTGTCGTATCAAAAAACTCAATGTCTGCAGATAAAGTAGTGGATTCAATTAAATTTGTAAGATTTTCTAATTTTACATATCGATCTATATTTTGTAAAATATCAGATGGGCCACTCTGATATTCCAAAGATCTGTAATATTGAGATAAAAACTCAACAAACATGGGAAATTCATCTCTTATATAAGAGGGAACTTGATTTTCAACAATTAAACTCGTCTTTACCCTTGTCTGTGTCATATTATGATCTGATTAAACTGCCGTTTGTATAACTAGATGTTACAGTATATGTTGATCCTGAAATATTTGCACCAGATGAAATATCATCTATTTGCATATTTAAGATACTGTTATTAATATCTAGTTGCAAATAAAGATCCTCTTTTCCGATGACATCATTTGATTTAGGAATTGCTGAAATTTCAACAATCTTCAATCCATTTTTCATTTTTACAGTGTTTGTAATTTTGATTGGAGATAAATTAATTTCACCTTTTTCATAATCAATAGATCCAACATTGTTTCTAACAATAACTGGTTCGGTAAGAGAATTCAATTTAAATAAGAATATACTTCCAGTCTTTTCATTTGATCCTGGTAAATCTCCAAAATAAACTTGATCTACAATTCCATCAACATTAAATCCAGAGGATTTGATATTATATCCAGTTCTTGAATTTTTAATGTGAAATTGATTTCCAAAACACAATTCATAATCCGCAAGAACATTTACTTTTGCACTTAAATCACGACGCATTGTGATTTTTGTAATGTTTGATGTAATTGATGGATGGCTGTCGTCGATTATTTTTTGGAATTTGCTATATTTGAATCTTGATCCATATCGATTCAGCTCTGTTGAATCGGAATATCTTGAAAGATTCGCTTCAACAATTGACTTTACATTTCCAGCACCAGGAGATAAATTTGCATTATAGTAAACTGTTGATTCATATTCTACAAATATATACTTGAGATCAATAATCTCAGTAACAATTCCTGCGACGGTATATTTTCTTAATTGAGTTTTAATTTGATCCTTAATAATACTGGATAAAAAATCTCCATTATAAGGTTTGATTGAAATAAATACTTTTCCATATCTGGGTGGATTCAATGTTTCTCCACCATATACGGAGATGGATTCTGTCTCTGGGAATATTGTAGGAACAATCGCTTCATAATCAGCAGCGGTTACAGCTCTGTTTTGTGAAGCATAGATTCTTGGAGCAAATTTTTTAATTGAATCTACAGACTCTAAATCTTGACCATTATTTGATGCAATGTCAGTTGTGATTTCTGAAATTGACTCTACAACTGAAGCGTCATTATTATCTAAAAGTCTTCCAGCATATACGAAGTTAGATATGCCATTTCCATTTTCACCATTACTTACAACATAAGAAACTTCAATAAAGTTAAGGTTCTCAAGTTTTACCCCAAAAATTCCATCACCAAAAATAACTTCGTATCTTTGATCTTCAATTTCTTGAATAAAGAAGACTTTTGATGTTGATCCAATATCAATCAGGTTTTCTGAAAGGCTAAATTGACGAGTCACAGTACTATTTTGAGTATTTCTAACTGTAACTCGTATTGAACTTACGTCAATACCAGCATTTGATAATATGAATTTTTGATTTGGATTATTTGTATCTACAGTAAATGTTTGAGTAAGATATGTTCCTTCATAAACCTGAATTGCGTCAAATGTTACAATATTATTCACAACAGGTTTTGTAACAGAATCAATAATATTAAAACTATAACTCAGTCCCTGAAAAGTTGTAGAACTTGTACAAACAAGTCCTCTCTGAAGAGTTAATGTTAATGGTGTAATTGGTAAAGAAGAAGTGTCAACAAAAAATGAAACGGTTGCGATTGATGACTTCCTCGATCTTGGAATATATCCAATTGCTTTTGCGAGAGAAACAACATTTTCTCTTAAAGTTGCTGAATCAATGAAAACTTCGTTGCTAACCATGTTAGCATTGTACGAAGTAATGTATGTATTATATGCAAGAGTATCAATAATCGTTGATAAATTAGAACCTTCGAAATCATAGTCAGTAAAATTTGAGTTTGCTCTCAGATATTCTTTGAGAGAACTCTTAATTTGATCGAAATCGAGATTGCTAAAATTTATGAGTGTCATTTATCGTGTTTGTTGTAATGCAAATGCCAGTTGCTGTGGTAAAACATCAATTCCAATGATTTCATATTGAATTGTAACGTATAAATCGTTGCCATCATAGTTTGGTTCTACATTCACATCAATTAATCTGACTCTTGGTTCAAAATTATTGATTGTATTTTCAATTTCTTCCTTTACAATCGTTGTAGAAATGTTATCCATGTTCTCAAAAACTGATTTTGAGACACCAGAACCCAAATCTTCATTAAAAGGCTTTTCTCCTGGAAGGGTAAGTACCAAATTTCGAATTGAACGGGCAATCGCACTCTCATTTTTGAGTGCAATCAGGTCATAATTCAATGCACTTACCTGAAAGGAAGCACTAATGTCCTTAAAACCTTTACTTACCCTTTCGACAGGCATGAAGATGTAATAAATCTATCTTATTTATTCGCAATTTCAGCGGTTATTCGTGCCATCTTTCAACAAAATCGTCAAATCCACCAGATCCACCACATGGTCTTGAGTAGCGATCATCTGGAATTTCATATTCTTTAGTTTTTTTCACTTTTTGAAGGTATTTTTCTGAAGAAAGTTCGGTAATGAGTGTCATTCCAGACTTCATAAAGTCATTTCCTTTGTCAATTGGCGAGTTGGCCATCGTTTTTAGCTCCTGATTCGTTAAAATCAGAACTTTTTACGGGGTTGCTATCCCGAATTTCTGTAACATCGTACATAAAATCGTCCGAGGTCTCAATTTTTCTACGATTTTCGACAGAATACTCTGTTAAGTCAATTTCATAACCTGGATTTTGAGTAATTCTGTTCTTAGTCCATGCATCATCATACCATAAGATCTTATTATTTGGATATGCATAGAAATTTCCATTGTCCATCTTAAAGACATGAGCACATTTATGCTCTGGAGTCTCACTAAAATTTGTATTCAATGTTGATTTTGATTCCCACGACCAATCAAGAGTAAACAAGTAAGTTCCTTCATTCTTTTCTCCACGATAATTGATTAGTTCAGCACGTAAGTTAGCCAGTCTTGCACGAACTTGAACGTCAATATAAGGAGAAAAGCAATCCCACCACATACACTCTTCTAACTTTGGCACAGGTGCATCTGGTTTCCAACAAAATGCATGAATCGGTCTTCGTGTCCAGTTTACCCCATTCTCTAAAAACGCTTCAAAGAGGGGTACATGCTTCTCTAAGGACGCTACGGAGTGTACATCGCATAAAGTTACCTCACCATGGCCTTTTTTATGATTATACAAAAATTCATTGCGAATATAACAAGTGATCGTTGGTAAGTTGTGATTTAAATATGCCATAAAATATAATAAAAAAGCAGGGTAAGATCCCTGCTCTATCTATATTACTTACCTTGCCCTCTGTATTTCTTTTGCTTACCATTGCGAGAAGTGGCAGAGGTCAGCGTCATCTTACTCATACCCTGCCGAGTTTTCTTCGGAGGTCCAGGAACATGAAAGTTCTTGTTCATCGAAGATCCAACTTTAGCCATAAGTACTCTCCCTTAGTTCTAATTCATTTACATCAAATTCTTCGTCTTCATAATACCTTTGAGAGAGGTCATCAAGAATCTCGGCACATTCTTCATGTGTGAGATTACGGTATAAGACTCTCCCTCGGTATACGATATCAATCATCAGATTACACGAGTCTTTTCGTGACCAACACGGATCCGAGGATCGCACCAGATCTCAAAACCCTTTTCCTTAGCATCGAGACAGAATGATACGTCTTCTCCACACATATCCTGGACATTGCCAGATTCAAATACTTGCATCTTAGGAGCGAACCAGGGGTACTCAAGGTTCTCAAAGACACCGTTCTTAATCATCACCCAACCGAAACCAGTGTAGTCTACGGTGAAAGGCTTACGACGCTTTTCCATGGTGGTCAGAGTCTCATGATTCATCACACCACCGTTCTTACGGAAGTCATCTTCTTCCAACCAGTGA